TCATCTATTTGACTTTCTTTCTGAATTTGGCTTTCCCATTTCCTGTTCCCCGGAATTTCCCCAAGGAATGGCATTTATCGAGGCTGCCAAATTGTCCACGTTGATGTGCGCATAGCGCAGAACCATCCGTTCGGATTTCCATCCGCCAAGCTTCATGAGGGCAATCAGATCGCGGTTTGCGGCATAGTGCCAGGTCGCCCAAGTATGGCGACAATCATGCGGCGTGAAGTCGCTTATACCGGCCCGACGACAAGCGCCCTTGAAGCCGGTCTTGATCTGCCCGCCGCCTTCGCCTTTTTCCTCATAGGGCTTGCCATCGGGCCGACGAAACACAGCGCCAGCACGATAAGGCAGATTCGCGAGAGCGGTGACCACAGCAGGGTGAAGAGGAACACCGCGATCATCGCCGGTCTTGGTGTCGAGGAACATCACATGCGACCTTGAGAGATCCACGTCCTTCCAGTCGAGATAGAGAGCCTCAGAAAGCCGAGCGCCTGTGAAAAATAGAAACGTGAGAAGTGGCTTCATATGCGGAGCGCTAGCCTCAATAAGGCTATCGGCTTCGCTTCTGGTTATCCAACGAACGCGGCCTTTCGGCTGTTTTGGGCGAGAGATAATAGGTCTGTCGCAAAGTCGCTTTTTCGCTGCGAAGTGAAGTACGGCTGATACAGGAGTGTATACCTGCCTGTTTCGAGTGGCATGGCTGGCGTTTGGGTACAAAATCCGCGCCGCCTTGTCGATTTCCGCTTGATCGACTTTCGCAAGTGGCATTGTGCCGAAATGACGGGCGACGATATCGACGAACCGACTAGCGCCGCCCTCCTCAAGATACTGAACAGCGGCCTCTAGAAACGTCGCTGTCTTTCTAACTCCATGGATACTACGGTCGAGGATTTCCGCTTCTCGCCGGATACGGATTTCTTCCGCCCGCCCTTTGTCGTCTGTGCCTGTAGTCTCGTCCACAGTGACGCCTCTGATGGTGCCACGGATGTACCAGTTTGCGCCGCTGTGGCGCTTGACGAGTTTGAGGGGCATGACAGCGAATCCACCAGGGCTTTTACATCGGCTTCGGAAAACACCTTCCTGCGACCAACCTGTCGGTAGAAAGGACGATTTTTTAGAACTTCACGCAATGTTCGCGTTGAAACGTGCAGAGCGGAAGCAACTTCGCATTCCGTATAAAGTTTGACCAAGGTCATGATGCACCCTTCCGCCGCTTCAGCTTCTTCAGATCGACGCGAGACATCTTTATCGGGCTGGTGCCTTCACCGATTTTGAATGTCGGTATCTGCCCTCGTTTATGGTACCGCCGAATAGTTCGCGTCGAGCAACCAAGGCTCTGCGCTATTTCATTGATGCCGACCGTCGCATCTTTTTCCTGTCCCATGATAGAATTGTCCTTTGCGCCCTACGGTCAGCTCTGGTTGGCAGCGGATTGATCGGGCGTTACGCCGGATAATAGATGGATATTATCAATATCGCTGACGAGATCCGTTAGGCGTGTCTTGATCATATCAAGGACAACGCGAATGGGACCAGCCTCTTCCGCGGGCAAGATGCCTGCAGCCATCCAGACGATTTCGACCAAGTCTATGATTCGGTCGCCTTCCTCGCTTACCTCGCCGAGACTCTTGATCTCTCCAACCAATTGAAGGTATTCAGTATTTTGCATTTCAATCTCCCTCTATCGGTCTACTGTCAGTGCACATCTGTGGAAGCCGCATCCACGATGTTGAAGTCATAGTTGATGATTAGGTGATCAACTGGATTTAGCTTCTCACGCATGATGCGCACCAACGATGGCAGGTGAGCAATTGTGTCTTCACGACGACTCCACAGGACGCGGTCACTGTCTTCAAGTGTGGTTTCGGCTGCAAAATCCGCCATATGGGCGATGGCTTCCATCAGCGCAGCGACATCTAGGAGCGCTTCCACAACCAGATGTCGTTCATCTTGGGTGATTGTTTTCATTTATGAATTTCCTTCTCGTCAGGATCACCCGTGGTTTCGTCGCCAGCAGAAAGCGATAAATCACGAACTGCCTTCTCCAAGTGGAACACGATTTCCGAATTCATTGAGCGCATGTTCTTTTGCGCCGTCCGTTTGATCATGCCTCTCAACCCGGACGGCAAACGGACGACAAACTGATCTCCGCGCTTTGACGCCTCCATGATTCTCTCCATGATAGTAATTAACTATGTATTGACTCGTAGTGAATTACTAGGATTGTGTCAATTGCGAATGGTAGTTATTTGCTACCAAAACAGGAGAGGCACATGGCACGTGGCGATTTCCCAAGCGCAAAGCAGGACCAATTTAATCTTCGCTTGCCTGATGGGATGAGAGAAAGAATCGCTGAGGCGGCGAAGAAGTCCGGCCGCTCTATGAATGCAGAGATCGTGCATCGCCTCGCAAATAGTCTCGAATCGGCTTCTTATGCTGATTACAGCCTAGGACTCGGAGAGCCGCTAGATGAGTGGCTAATGTTCGAAGCTAACTTTAATAACCGCTCTCTCCGCGAAGAGATGATCGCTCGCCTCTATGAGAGCTTAAAGCCTCAAGAAGATCTCGTTAATGAATTAAGGAATAGGGGGCAGGCATACGAAAGGGAAAATAAAGAATTGGCCTCACTTCTATTGCAGCTTACACCAGAGGAGAGGCGTTTACTTGAGGAACGCCGTGAGATTGCCGCGCAGTCTCTTAAGAAGGTATCTTCAAAGCAATTTGGAAAATTCATAAAACTTAATCCAATAGGCAATAGAGGTCGCTTCACCTTAAGCGTACCGAAAAGTGAATATGCTCCCTTGTTTGAGGATGACGTGAAGTAGATGTAGACATTACTCATAGGTATTCAGCATTAAGACTCGAAGAATGTATTTTGCCGCATAATTATTATGCAACAATTCTAAGTCAAGCCACTGCCTAGCGTGAACAGCTTGACAATAGGAGCTTAGAAGTTTAGCCCACGCTCCCTTTCAATAGGGAGACTCAGAACCATGGTGAAAAATCTTAATATCTCCAATTCGAAGACAGAAGCCGCCCGTTTGGCTGCAATCGCTGAGCTTGAGATTAGTCAAGAACAAATTAACGCTGAGGATATCGGTGCGGATACGTATTCATTCGCAAGAAGCGAAGTATTGTTGCGTGTGACGAAGTACAATTTCGAGACGTTTTTTATGATTACAACTCCGGTTATATTGGATCCGCAACTGTTCGCTCTAGCAAAAAAGGCATCCGAGGCATTGGAAGATATCGAGCAATACCTCGATATGAAAATTTCAAGCTTAGAATAGGACCAGCGAACCCTACGCAAATAGTCGATCGATGATCACCGCTAAAGCGTCTTCTTTGGAGACGCTTTTTTCATGCGTGAAGGCGCGATCGAAATCCTTGGCGGTAAGGTAGACCACGTTATCGATAGCCTTTGCGGATCTGGCTAAACTATCCGCAGCCCGCTTGTGTTCGCGGCAACAAAACTTGGCCCACGGCATCTTCGACTCGAATCGGTCGCCACAAAGTTCGCATATCAGGTCATGCGTTTTCCGGTTTCTTGCCCTGTAAGCTTTTTTGGCTTCAAGACTTGCGCACCTGTTCGAGCAATAGATATTTCTTTCTTCTGTAGGCATGAACTCTGTTTGACAGCTTGCGCAGGATCGGCGCACTTCAGCCATTTCCGCACGGTATTCAGCCTGTCGCGAATATCCTTGACAAGAATGACAACAAAATCGCTGTTCGCGCCTTTGTGGTTTGAAGTTGTCACCACACCAGGCACAATCGACCTCAACAAGATAAGATTCGCCTGCCTGAAATGAGCCTGAACAGCTATTTGAACAGAATTCAGCTTTCTCATATCGGCTTCGAAACTCTTTACCGCAGAATTTGCATGCCTTCGGATGCGCTCTCGATTTCGCAATCAGGTTATATGCCGACTTCCCGATCCGATCATTCGAGGCCCAAGTTTCATAACTGCGACGGGTGATTGCACTTGTAGCGCAGCTGACTGCGCAGAAGCGGCTACCTCGCACCAAGTCCTCATCAGGCACTGGCGACCTACACCAAGAGCAATAATCGCTTGACACAGTGTAATGGCCTTGCGCTTCTTCCCAGGTCGGGCGCACCGCTCCCATTATCGAAAGCGCATCGCTGACGACAAGGTAAGCCTCTTTGTCTGCAGCATCCCAGCTGTGACCAGCCATACACAATGCAGAACGAATCCCGGCACGGCATGCTCCCTCATGCTGGAAGGGGCTGCCGCGCCAATCTTTGAGATATTCAAGCACACGGTTAACCATGTACTTGTGCTTTTCAGGACCGAATATGCGCGTCGGCTTGGGAGCCGACTTGATGCCCTCCCTGAAGGAGCGCCAACCAGAAAATGAACCCCTGCCGAAACCGGCTGTAGCTTCGCGGACCTTGCGTCGATAACTGTTCATGAAAATACCGCGTCAAATACAGCTGCGTTTAGATCTCTGCCCCCTCCCTCAACAGGTGCGGAGGCTTTCGATCCATCTTGTTTTCTGAAAACCACCTCAAGGAACGTTTCATCCATGAGGCCGATGATTTCCCATTCTCTTGGTGTGAGCAGAGTTCTCGATAATGTTGCCCACGCCAGCATTTCGGAAGATGAGATGAGGCTCGGTCCATTTAAGCCTGTTGAGCGCCTTCGGCTGAGTTCCCAGAACGCGCTCCACATATGCTCGCCGTCAGAAGGGATGTCAGGATCATCACCCTCGATCCCGCGTTTGACGGCCTCACATAGGTCGTCGGCTAGCTCTGAAAAAAATCAGCCTCACTATCAGCCTCTTCTTCAACCTGCTTGCGGACCCACGAAGTTGACAGCACCGTCAGGACGTTTTGCTTGGTGTAGTCGAGCTTTTTGCCGCCCCAAGACGCATCGCCTTCCCAGCGCCAGCCGGTAACCGACGCCGCGAGGATCGCTAGATTTCGGCTTTCGATCTCATCCGCCGTCATCTTTTTGTTTGAGCGGCGTTGCAAGCCCTTGTCGAGTTGCCGCCTAAACTCTGCTTTCACGACATCTGAATCGCGTGATGCGATTTCGAGAACGAGACCAGTATTTGCGCCGGTTCCGGGGTGCTTGATATGAACGTCAACAGTTGATGGCTTGATAGTCAGAAGATCCATGTCGCAGATTCCTTATTGTGCGAGGGGAAATGTCGTTGTGGTCGAGAATGGGTGGATTGCCCTTCCCGCTTTGTCCGGCCAGCGGTGAATGACACTTTGAGAAACGCCGGACTGTGTGATCTCAGTCAGAGTGACGAAACCGCCGACGACGAAGCAATGTGATTTGCCCCCACGTAGCCAACGAGGTGTTAAGGGCGTAATCCGTTGAGCTTCCATAACCTTCAGTCCGCCCTTCAGCGGACTGACAGCCTCGACAGACCGATCCTTGAATCCGACCTTTTGCAAAAGATCTTCAGACGGAAGTGGCGCGGCCGAGAACTCGTCAATTTCGACAAATACCCACGGCGGCAGATTTAGGTCGACTCGGTTTGGAGCTTCCGACGAGAAAGCAACATAGGTTTCCGGCCGATCGCGCGCCTCTGACCAACCTGCCAGGTAGATCTCTAATTCCGTTTCTCCGCAGTTCGTCATAATGGCGAAATAGTGGTCATAGATTTCTTCAGCGACCACGCCGCCGGACACCACCAAATCGTCGAAGGTTGAGAAGCGAGAACCCAATGCCGCCGCGATCAGTGCAACCGCGTTGGCAGAACCGCGAACCGCAATGGCTGCCCGCAAATGGGGAATTGTTACTGTCTTCGAATAGAAGCAGTGCACGACACCTTCTGTATCGTAGCCTGCACTATCGGTCATGATGTACGCGCGTTTGGATTGGCGAAGCACATTGATTGCTGTCATCTCATCGTTTCCTGTGTCTGAAGTAAAATGCGCCCAAGCCGTCCGGCGATTGAGCCCGCGACTAGCCCGACTGGACCGGCCATCGAGCCCAGCCCTAAAGCCGAAAGGGCAGGGGCTGCACCCAGGCCGGACATCGCGCCGGAAAGCCCACCCATAAGAGGACTGCCAGACTGATAACCACCAGCGAAGGCGCCAATGAGCGCACCGCCCGCTCCCATTAGATTCTCAGTGTTCGCACTGAATCCAGTTGGTCCGGTGGCAGATTGTGCCGACACCGCAGCACTGTGTTGCATCTTGCGGTTTGCATCCAAAACGCCGCTTGCGACACTCTGCCGAACCCCGTCAGGGAAGCCGTCAACAGCAGCTTGGACCTTCGAAAGATATTGCGGTACCGTGTTGTATCCGTCGCTCGAATTTCCAGCCTTGTTGATTGGCCGACCGGAAAACCACACACTCGTCGCGTCAGCAGCCGTTCCGAATTTATCGATGGACTGGCCAAATTTTGCGAAGAACACGCGATCCTGAACCGCTCGATTGGCGAGGAATTCCCTGATGGACAGTGATTGCCCTACAACCTCTTTTGTCCAAGAGGCGATGTTGTTTCCCATCACCTGATAGGCACCATACGCTCTGTCACCGTTTCGGGTTACCGGTCCAATGGCCGAGTAATTTCCTTCGTATGATCCACTCTCAATCTTGCGGATCGCGGCCGCATAGCTTGTAAGCGTGCTATTCAGGTTCCTGTCGATTACGGGTGCTATTAACTGACCAATCTCGCGACCAGTTTGCGCGACTGAAGTTCTGATGGGAGAAGCTGCAGGCGCATTGGCGGGATTCGATATCCCCCATTGCTTCAATAGGCTGTCGATACCTTTCTGTGCGAAGCTTCTGCCGATAGAAGCAAAGCCGCTCATAAGACGATCGAAAAACTTCTCTCCCTCACGCATTGGCTGGGTAAAGATATCACTCAGCGCCGCACTCATCTCGTCGATGACTGCTTTTTGCTCCTTCAGATGCTCAACTGTACGGATCTCATTCGCCAGACGCTCGCCTGTGGCGCTGTTGATATCGATGTTTGCCGAGCGAAGTTCGGAGTAGACGCGTTGCTCGCTTTCAGTCCGCCCTAGCTGTTGGCGCTCAAACACCAGATCCTGACTGAGCTTTAATGCGTTAAGAGCCTCCTCAGCTGCACCAGCCTCTTGCGCCAACTGCCGAAAGCCATCGCGCATTTGCGGTGTAACGTTGATGCCGCGGGAGAGAGCATCATTTAGAAGTTCTTGTTCAACGCGATAAGCCGTGGAAGCCTGACCTGCGACTCCGAGCGATTGGGCTTCTGCTTCAAGTGCGGAGATATGTTCGCGAACACTGCGAGTGAGAGCGTCATAATCGGTAACCTTGCGGCGTCCTGTTTTGCCGCCCTCAGCGTTTCGCGCCTTGTCGCCTGCAACATTGGCGCGGGCGGTTTGTTCGATCTGCTTTTCTGTGAGCGTGACGCCTTCCTTCAGAGCCTCAGTGCGAACTTTGGCTATCTCGGTTTCCAAGGTCAGCTGTTCGCGTGTGAGCGCTGCACGCCGACCTTGTTCCTTTATGAACTTGTCGGCTTGCTCAACCATCTTCTCGTAAGCCGCCATCGACGAGTTTTCGATTTGACGGAAGGTCGGCCCTGTCTCGTTGGTTGCTCCAAGTTTTTGCCGCAACAGATCCACCGCCGCCGCCGCATCGCTGAGGTTTTTCAGGAGCGGGTTCAGCTGGTCAGCCATCAGCTGAAATTTCGGGTTCGCGTTTGCGATGCCGTATAGAGATTGCGCGACCTGATCAGCGCTGAGCTTGCCGGTATCCAAATTGGTGCGCAGTTGCTCCAGCGATTGAAGCTGTTCTTCCGTAATCAGGCGACGAGGCGCATTGTCGATTATCTGACGGAAGAGATCAAGGACCGCTGCCTTTGCCTCGTCGACCTGTACGCCGCCTTCCTTGATGCCACCTGTCAGGGCGTTGCGAAGCTTTTCGTCTATTGCCTGTGAGGCGTTATCGATTTCGCCAGCCGCACTGGCTGCCTTGCCGCGTATCTCTTCCAGCGCCTGCGCGTAGGTCTTTGCGGCGCTGGACGCCTCACGAGATGATGAGGAGAATGCTGTTAGCGCGGTTACCACCGTTCCGCCGATCAGGAGACCGACAGGACCAGCAACCGCACCAAGCCCGCCGAATGCCGTCGAAAGGCCTCCGGCTGTTCTGGCAACAGCCAGGGCGCGACTGAAGGCGATCAGCGCTTCCGTGCCTTTGCCCAGCGTTGCAATCATTCCGACGATCGAGCGGCCAACCAGCGCCCCGGCAACGATCGAAGCAAGCTGCAGTGCTCTGTCTGCCGTCTGGTCGAAGTTATCCGCCAGCGTATTGAGACCGCCAACCAGGCGCTGCGAGGCACCAAGCGAACTATCGGTCTCGCCTATGTACTTCGTCAGGGCGTTGTTGACCTTTGTCCAACTCTGTTCAATCGTCTGTGTCGAGTTTGCCGCCATCGCCTCGATAGCTGGCAGCCCCTTCAGGAAGGCGTTGAAGAATTCCTGACTGGAAACCTTGCCGTCATTGACCAGTGTTTTCAGTTTTGAGACTGATCCGCCCGCAGCTTCCAGCCCTTGCGCGACTGCGATCAGGATTGGCCGCGCGCCCTCGTTGACGCTGTTGAACTCTTCCGCCTGTACGCGAGCCGAGCCGAGCAGCTGACCAAGCTGTGTCAGCGCACCGGATGCCGCCGTGGCATTTGTGCCAGCAACGCGCAACGCTGTTGCAACGCCACCGGAGAACTTGAGGAGATCCTTCTGGGAAGCACCCAGATTATCGGATGCTTGCGCTGCCTTGCCGAACAGATCCGCGAGCGCCTGCACTGGCGCGGCATTTCGCTGTGCCGACTGAAACAGCTGATCTAGAACCTTGACCTGATTGGTGCCGACGACACCGGCAACCGCGAGGCTGTTCTTTGCAGTGGTCCAGGCATCGGCATATTTCAGGACTTCTCGAACCGAAAGAACACCCGCAAGGCTTGCACCGAATGCTTTCCCGAATGTTCCGACTTGCGTCGAGGTTGTTGCGAGAGCCTGATTGATGCGGGTTGTCGCCCGTACAACGTCCTGTTCCATCTGGCGTGTCGCACGCGAGGAACCGGCAGTCAGCTGGCTGTAGGTGCGTGTTCCGGTTCGTTCCGCCCGCTGCATGTTGCGTTCGAAATCACGAATGCGAGCTTCCAATGCAACCACAAGGCGCTCTTCATCAGCCATTAGATGCTACTCCATTCGTCAAAATTGCCTTCAAAGGTCTGATAGGAGGAAACATTGCTGTCGCCTGCTGCGCAGCGCGCAACGGCCATGGCGGAAGCCACAGCGCCGTCAATCCGCTCGCGGCTCTTGCCCTTGTGAAAGGACTTGTTCCCGGCTGTGTCGGTGTGAGTGACAATGTTCTCGAAATTCCATCGCAGGATTGGATGCGCGCCGTGACGGAACCGCCGACCGAGAATGGCACGCTCCAGTTCTTTCACAGCCGGTGCCATGGTGACCCAACCCTGACGCATCTCGACAGCCGGCAGGCCATCCTCTGTCAAATTGTTCAGCATGTTGCGCGCAAGATGCGGATCGAATGCGATCTCGCGCACGTCATACGTTCCGCATAGTTCGCGGATATGATCCTCGACATAGCGGAAATCGACGACATTGCCGGGCGTGGGTATGATGTAACCGGCTTCCGCCCATTCGACATAAGGCACCTTGTCGCGCTCGCTACGGGCGCGAAGATTGTCTTCAGGGCAGAAGAACCATGGATGGACAATGTAACCGTCGCCCTCGTCGCGCCAGCATCCGACAACAACTGTCAGGTCATTGTTGGAAGAAAGGTCTACACCGAGCCAACACGGTTCATTTTCCAGTTCGGAAAGGTCAACCGGCCATTTGCCTTCGTCATACACCTGCATATCGACAAATGGATCTGCCGAACCATCGAGCCACATATTCAAGTGCAGCTGCTGAAAAGCTGCACGCCGCGACGGAACCTCACGCGCCTGACGTGCCAGCACTCGAAGGCCGGGAAGATCGGGATACCCATAACGAAGGCCGGGATTGACCTCGAACCAGAGCTCTTCATCTTCCCAATCGGCATCGCGAGGCGCTTCAAACAGGATTGGTAGAACAGTCGGATCATCGATCTCCCCACGGTCCACCTTGCGCGCGTAGTCGAAGAATTCGAAGGCGAGATTTTCCGTTCCCCGGCCTGCCGTTGAGATGACCATCAAAAGCGTGTTCGGTGTTTTAGCAAGGCCTGTTTCGATCGCTTCCCACAGATCGCGCTTCGGCCAGGCGTGGATTTCGTCGACCAGGGCAAAGACTGGCGTATGTCCGTGAGCCACGCGGGCATCGGCACTGGCAGCCTCGAAAAACGCGCCGGTCTTTTTGTTGGCGATCTTGTTCTTCGAATCGACCAGGTGAAGGCGATCACTCCAGCCACCTGTCTGAATGATGCTGTAGGCCTCGTTATAGGCAATGCGGGCCTGAGACCGATCTGAGGCCGCAACCATGCATTCGCCGCGAGGAACGTTTTCCGGGCCGATGGTATGGAGAAGCGCCAGCGCTGCACCGAGCGAGGTTTTGCGGTTTCCACGCGGGAGCATCATCGCGACCGTGCGGACGATGCGCCGCCCGTCTTCATGGCGCGGACCGTAGATCCGACGCACAATCCGTTCCTGCCACGGATCAAGCTGAAACATGTTTCCCGGAAGTGTCGATTTAGGATGGCGCAGCAATCGTAGGAACTGCACAGCGCGCTCTCCATAACCGAACGGATCGGGAATAGGACTGTCGTCAAAAATCCAAGAGAGGTTTGTCACCGAACAAATCCTTCTGATTGCTGACAACGGTTTCGCCGTTTTTCATCTTCGGGCGGGAGCGCGAGGCAGGTGTAAGACCAAGTTCAGCAGACAGGCGCAGGACAGTGTTCTGAGCTTTGCCGAGCATCGTTGCAGCGGGGTTTTGCTTCAGGATACCTTTGCCACTGTCCACAAGCGGGCCGTGCAGATCCAGCGCCTCTTGAGCTTTGCGCATATTCCAGAGCGCCATGACGTAGCTGTCGATTGTGCCGAACATGGCATCGGTCAGCATTTGCCGCTCTCTCAAATCTTCGACGACAGCAAGCCATTCGCCGCGCATGGCAGCCGGTATATGCGCCGGAATGATCGACGGCGCTTCAGCCTTCACGCCACCTTCGATGACTTTCAGTTCTGCCTTTCGTCCGCGTGTGCTCATATCGCCACCGCCCTGATTTCCAGCCCCTTGCGTCGACCGATTTCCTTCGTCTCCTTCACGTTGAAAAACCGTCCCTCGTAATCGATCCGGTCGGCAGTGGTGACGCCATCAAGGTAACGGGTGCGGAAAATGATCGACGTTTCCTCTACGGCACCAGGCGCTTTTAAAAACTCTTCTGCTGCCGACTGGATGATCTGAGCGCGCAGCACCGCGACATCAACCCAAACCGATTGCGGCGTTCCGTAATCATCAGGAGCGGAGGAAAACCGCTGTAGCGTGATCTGGCGATCGAGCTTTCCGGCGCGCATCAGATAAGATCCTCCACCAAGGCCGACAGCGTCAGGATTGCGTGGCTTGTCTCGCCATCAGGATCACGCATGATACGAACTGAGGCGAGGCGGCTGTCCGCGCAGTGAAAGCCCGCATCGAGAACAAGGCGCTGATGAAGAGCTATGCGGGCGTGACCGGCGATAATCTTGACACCAACGGTCGAGGGTTCACGCTTCCACACGTGGATATCGCAGTAGATGCGGGTCAATCGGCGGGCAATGCTGTCGCCTTCGTCGACGGAATGGCACTCGCCAAGAATGATGGATGGCGTCGGATTTGGCCGCTCGTTACGGTCGAGAATATTTGCAGCCGGAACATGCGAGGTGATTTCTGCAGAACCAACAAGGCGATCACGAATGGCCTTCTGAAGGGAAAGTTCCGGCGTCATCAATCCCCCCAATTTTCGCGAACGGCTTTCCCGATCGCGCGCTTGATGCGATTGGCAGCCCGCTTTTTCATGAGGCGATATCCCGGCCAGAAGAATGGCTGTGCAGGCGCTTTCGACGTGCCGTACTCGACGAGATGCGGATACCGCACTTCGGAGTTTCCAGCCGTCACGATCACTTCGTTTTCTCCAGCAACACGGCTGCCACCAGGCTGCGAGTATTTGGGCGTTGCTTGGCCGGGAAGCGTGACTTGGATGCTGTCGCGAAGCTGGCCTTCATCGACAGGCGCAAGTGTGCGCTGCGCATCCGCCGTTTCTTCACCGGATTTGGTGAGAGCGGGCTGAACAGCCTCCCGAACGGCTTTCGGAATGGCATTCATGCGCCGCTGAAAACGAGAGAGACCACCGTCAGCCAAAGGTGTACTCCCTGAATTCGTTGATAATCGACCCGACACCGAACGGCATATCCTGCCCACTGACCCCGATCAGCGCGGCTTCCCGGTTCTCGTACCAATAGGCCGCGAGCATCAGCACGGCTTGTTTAAGCGCATCAGGTGTCGGCTCTTGACCCGCGCCGTCATATCGCGCTGCGATCTTGAAGCCGAGCATCCGCTCAACTTGGCTTTGCGCTGCCGTCAGCTTCAATTCGATCAGATCATCGTCAGCCGAGCCGAGATCGTCGGTGATGTTCAGGTGCTGTTTCAACTGTGTGAGCGTGACGATCATTGAAGCCTCATTTCCAGTGAGCGCAACGCCGACAAGGCGTTGCGCATGAGAAGTTTCGGAAGAGCCTTATGCTGCAGCGTTAACGCGCACGATGTTGGAGTTGATCGCAAGCGTTGCGTTCAGCTTCATGAAGTTGTCTGCGGCCGCCAGCTCCTCATTTGCGCTCATCACCAGAGCGATAAACATCCGGCTGGACGGTGTTGAGTCCGCACCTTCAGGTGCATCGTTGAATTGAATTTTGAAAGCAAAGTTGTGCTGACTTTTCGCAGCCGCAAGCAAGGCAATCTGACCAGCATCAGCATAATCGACGCCCGCAACGATCTGCATGTCGCCAGCATCTTTGGTGCCCTTTGCCTTGAGCAGGCGGCTGTTTCCGATCACGCTCATCGTGATGGCTTGAGCGCTATCGCCAATCGTACCCAGCGACTCGATCGGGGTAATCTCGGTCCAGACTTGTGATGTAAAATCGTTTGCGACGAAATCGCCGGTCTTCTGATCGATCGACCCACCGATGAAGAGCTTCGAACCAGCTGTTGAAAAAACAGTCATGACATTTTCCTTTTCAGATGTTGCCGCTCCTTCGCGGCGTCAAGGGCGTTACAGCGCTGACAACCAGGCCGCCAATTCGAGCGGACCATGCGAAGGTCAGGGCGCGTTCGGATGCTGAAGATGTGACGGACCACTGTCGCGGTTGCACCGCATTCACAGAATTCGTTTTCAGGAAGTGCCAGAAATGCTTTTGCCGCCACCTCCCATTCTCGGTCGTATCCACGTTGGCGAGCGGTTGGCCTCACCTTGTCATGGCGGGCCTTGCGCTCGCGCGCACGTTGCTCCTCGCAACGGCATCGAGCAGAACTCGACACCGTCTTTCCACATGCGCAGATGCGAGGAGCGCGGACCGGCATATCAGGCTACCGGCGCGAGTGCGGGATGACCGAGGAGGGCAAGTGCGCCCATCTGAATCGACGCGCCTCCTGCCTTAGTGACATTCAAACGAACGAAGCGTTTCGACCCGATGTAACCAAGCTTGTAGGCGCTGTTTGCCGCCATGGTTGCCGGTGGTTCACCAAGAACATCGTCGTCGGCCACGTCCGTGAACGTGCCGCCGGACGTTGCGCACTCCATCAGTTTGAATGAGAAATCACCGGCACTGGTGATTGCACCGGCATTCACCAGGAAGGTCAGCGAGACAAAGCCCTGCCGGTCGATGACGATGCCGTCAGCGACATCGCTTTTCGAACCGGAAGCCAGTGCTGGCGTCACCTTCAAACCGTTGTAGAGATCCTTGCGCATTCTGCCCTCCTTCGGGCCGCGATATGTTGAGGGAAACCGAGAGGTGACGGCGTTAAGCCGTCGACACCTTTAGGAACTTGATTGCGTTGAAGTCACCAGCGCCGCCGCCGACACGCTTGTAGGTGTCGAACAGGATGCGGCCCTTTTGCGTGACTTCATCGCGCGTGATGCGGACACCCTGACGGTCAACAATCAGGTAGCCCTGTCGGTAGTCGCCAAATGCGATCGGGAAATTTCCAGCGCCGATATCATCCATTTCCTCGTCGATCTCGACGCGATAACCGAGAAGCGGATGATCGACACCCTCAATGAGGTTTCCGGTCGGAGCCCAGAGATAGCGGCCCGTGCTATCCTTGATGGTGCGAATACGAACCGCCGTGTTCGAGTTCATCACGAAAACCGCATTGCCCTTGTATTGCTTGCGGAGAACCGAAATCAGCTTGATCAGCGCGGTCGTGAGGTTGTCGTCGGTCGGCGCTGAGGCGTGGCCTGCCGGGATGTACTGGAACTTGCCCCATTCGCGGGCGAAATCCTTTTCCGGCGCAGTGTCATAGGTGAGCAGCCCGCGCGGTCTACCTTCGACACCATCGCCCCGCATGAAGGCCTCACCCTCAGTTTCGGAGAAGTCATGCGTTGCGTTGGTGATCAGCCAGGAGGCGATATCAACGGCAGCATCATCGAGAAGCTGACGGGTTGCAGCCGGTGCGGCGTAGAGTTCCGCAACACTATAACTCTGCTTGATGAGTTCAGGGCGCGCCGTATCCTGCGGGCGATCGTCGCGCTCCGATACCCATCGCGCGCCACGCTTGGTCAGGGAATAGAAGCGTTCGTATTTGTCGCTGGAGATGCTGACAACCTCAGCAAGGCCGCGCATTGGAGAGAGATCCGTCATCAGCTGGCGGATGCTCATGTCGACGGTTGGAAGCACGAAATAACCGCCTGCCGGATCACTGTCAGACGACGCGGCCTTGATTTCGAACTGCCCGCCCGCAGTCTTGATTTCGTCCAGGCTGCCACCGCGCATGACGGTTGAAAGAGCCTTCTTCTCGATTTCAGCCTGCTTGGCTTCATTCTGGACAGGTCCACCGTTCGGACGGTTCCCCTTTTTCTCCAACTCGTCGAGGCGATCCATCAGAGCTTTAAGCTCAGCGCCGCCTTCAACCTTCTTCAGGCGCTCGTCAACCGCCTTCTGAAGATCCTCAATCGACTTCGTGACGATCGAAACGGGATCTTCGTCGTCGCTTTTGATGGTCAAAGCCACGCTGTTCATCAGCGCATTTTTGGTGACATGTTGCATGTCAGTTCCTTTCGATCTGCGCTGTAGCGCGGTTGAGAGCGGCCGCGAGGCGAAGTGCGCTCGTTGCCGATTTTGCAGAGGTCACAATCGCGCCGGGGTGCATGCCGAACGTGACAAGCGAAATTTCCAGAAGGTCGAGGGACTTGATCAACCGGCCCCCCTTGCGGCTTTCGGCTTTCCCGGTAATGAAGCCGACGCTGAGGCCCTTGATTGCTCCAGAGCGGACCAGTGCGCGAACCTCGCGGGCGCGCTCAACATCTTCGATCTGAAGCCGCCCCTTGACGTGGAAAGCGCCATCACGATCTTCGCCGGTATCCCAAGTGCCGACAGGATCGTTCATGTCGTGAAAGGCAAGCATCGGGATAGGGAAGCGGGCCTTTGTGAGCGTACCAGGCGCTATCATATCGCCCACGCGATCCGGCTCGTTGTACTTCCACGCGATGCCTGAAATAGCGCCCGTATCATCGGTAACGAACTTGGTTTCGATAAAAAGCCGCTCCATCAAGCGACCTCGTCACGGTAGTACGGGCTGCGATCAGCGGCGAAGGTGTCGACCTGAGCGCGCACCCAGGATGCAGCACCCAGCACACGACCAAAGTGCTCGCGGGTAAGTTCTAGCTTTTTGCCGCCTTGTTTCACGTCCCACGAAACAGTCACGTCAAACAAGAAATCGATGACGAGGCGGGTGCGATCATCCGTCGAGACACGGCCAGAGCTACGGCTGGTGAGCTTCGTTAGCGCCGCCTCAAGCTTCGCATTTGCGTTGCGCGCGCGCTCGGAATCAGGCCCTGCAATGGTGAATTTCAAGCCTGTCGGGTTGCCGCCGACAGGATCGAGAAGCTCGAATTGATGGCCCGCGTTCTGATCGGCGGCGCTTTTCAGGATATCATTCAAGTCCATTTTGTGGATCTTCCTGTGATGGATCGAGGGATTGCCCGCCGTCCGGTCTGCTGTTTGGCTGAGGCGCGTTCGGCTGGCTGGCACCCGTATTGGGGTTTGCATAGGTTTCGCCACCTTCGTAGGGCGCGAGATCGAGCCATTCGCGGCCGGTATTCGGATTGATGACGCGCGAGGAGATGAGGCTGTTGATGGCCGTCGCCAGAACCTGAAGATCGACCTTCGAGAAGTCGTCGCGGTCAAAACGGATGGCGAATTTACGGCGATCTTCGCGGGATATCAGCGCACGGCGCAACGCGCTTTCCAGGGCCTTCAGCCACGGTTCGAGGCAGAGCATCAGGAACAGGCGCTGCATTTCAGCAGAATTCGACCAGGTCGCGCGGCTCATTTCGCCAATCATGATGGCGGGAATGTTGAATGCGCGGGCGATTTCCTGAAGCTGGTAGATGCGCAGTTGCTGGAACTGAGCATCTACACTTGAAAAGGTCATAGCCTTCCACTTCGCACCGTCCCACAGAACGCCCGATTTTGCACCGTTCTCAGCACCCTCCATGGCAACCCGCCAAGCGGCGAGCATTTTCTTTGCAGCTTCGTCGCCAAGGTTTTTCTCAAGCTCGATCACGCCACCAGGGCGTGCAGCGGTACCAAACAGGCGACCGGCGTGCTTCTCCATGACGAGAGCAACGCCGATCGCTTCCCGACAAAGGGACAGGGGAGACTTTTCGAACGGTCCACGAAGGTGAACAATAGCGTTCGAGTTAACAACCACACCGCCGATACGATACTCAGGCTGGAGCGTGTCGTCGGGATAGTTCGTCTGAATGTATCCAGGGCGATAGCGGATGATTTCGCGCGGCTGACCGTTGACCCAGTTGACCCATGCAAGCCCGCCTTCATCGCGGGTGAGGGCATCCACCATGACCTGACGGATCAACTCGAAACCGGAAGTCCAGTCGTTCGCCTCGCTACGAAGCAGCCAGTTCGCCGGATGATCCGGTGCATCAGCCTCCCGGCCATCGGCTTCAACAGAAACGACTTTCGCAGGCATCGACGCCGCTGTTTCAGCAATCGTGCGAACCGCCGCCGCAACCGGTGGAGCGCGCAACGCGGTTTCGGCGCTAACAGCAATCCCGGAAGCCGTCGCCGTGCCAGTGCCGAGAAGATCGGCTAGCTGCGCATCGGTCAGCGCCTTTTTTTCGTGTCGATTTCGGAAAAAGTTCAGCATTGCGATTTTATGCCGAATAAATTTTTCCGTGTAAATTTAGACAACTTCGGACAAGGGTCCGATATCTAAGCATCTGTTCTCAATAACAAATTTAGTTTCTAATTGAGAAAAAAATAGAGCGATGGACCTCCCGCCGGTCCCTAAAAAGTGGCGAAAGTTCACTACCACCCCCGGTTATCCGGCGGGATCGGATAGCGTTGCTACATTGAAGTTGCCGCACGCAACAGTTTCGGGCTCAGCACTTCGTAGAGATGGCAGGTTCTGCCGCTTCGTACCTCATTCCAATGTACTTCCACCTTGCCAGCATTACAGCCTGCAGCCTCATACACATGGCTAACCTCACCACGAGGTCCACCAAGCTTTAGCCGCACTAAATCGCCTACCTTCATCGCCTATACTCCATCGTCTTGGCCCGCGTTGCGGGCTGGTTGATATCTGTTTGGGCAAAAGCTCCCCCACTTTGTCGCACATCAAAATGATGGCTCACCAAATGAATGGCCTTCACTTCCTCAAAAGCCCTTGGACGTTCCTGCTTGCTCCAAGTTCCGCTTCTATTCTCTACCTTCATCTCAGAAGGATGCGGCTTTTTGAACCCACTACCAACCCTTCGCAGCCAACTCTTCCAAGCGCCGCAAACGATCCGAATAATGTTGGTCAAACTCAGCTGACCTGCCACTCCAGGACGCTCTTGCACGGAAATGTGGTTGAGTTTTCGGGCCTTGCGAAAAGCGTTCTGGACAGTTGTTCTGTGGACGCCAGCGATTGCCGCAATGGCATTGATGCGCAGGTCACAGTGGCCGCTCTTTTTCACTTCCTGAACCATAACGGCAAGGACAGCACGCTCACCTTCCGTGTAATCTGCTCGCATCCAGTCAGGCAGACAGCTTGAGCCTCCCCATTTCCGCTTATTGCGCCGGGACTTCTCACGGTCCGGCGATGAAGGGTGAAACCGGCGCGAGTTACCTATGAACCGCTGGATATGCTTGTGTATGCCGTGCCTCGCCTTCGAAGCCGGGGCTGTGCGCGCTTCGCCAGTTGCGAAAGCGTGCTGAAGATAAGGATCACGTGGCGCACTAGACATAATCTGAGTGCGCAAAAGAGCAGATGAAGCAGTGATGGAGGTCACAGTTATGCGCCTCCAGCCAGCTGATAACGAGTTTGCTCAGACCGGGGATTTTTCGTGAAGCCTAAAAGCTTTGCGGTCACGAGGGCGGAGAGGACCGGCTGCAACTGCAGCTTAGAGATCCGCGTGGTCGCGGAAAGCTCATAAATGGTCAGGCTAGCGACTTTAGCCTTCCTGTACTCTATGAACGCGGTCAGGACGCGAATGGCAATCGTGGCTTGATCCAGAATCAT